GAATCTTAGAAGGCAGGCGAAGAGGTTTGACACTAAAGACGGGCTTGGTGAGAGCAAGGGTCCGCCTTACATATATCCCATTAGCAGAGTAACTGCGCGCAGGCGTAGGTGGTATCGTCTGGAAACCAGGACGAACCACACAAAAGCCTGCATTATTCGCAGTCACAATCACCGTGGAATACGTGTTATCTAGGGTCATGCCAGCGAAGTCAGAGTACGATCTAAGTACGTCTCCAACACTCGCAAACCAGTCTACTACGAAAGAGAATGGAATAACCTCCCAAACGAGGACAGCAGGGTTTAGAAGCCCATACTGTTCCAAGCTGTGAAGGGTATCATTCGAGATAGACTTAACGAAACCACCCTGTTTGTGCTTAACCTTGATAAGAGTCCTACTACGCTGTAGTATGGCTCCAGTCGGGGCTGGCTCATATTTGATGGTAAGTTCAGTCTTCCCAGAACCTTTCATACTGGCGAACTTTTTCACCGGGTTGTGAAGAATCTCCATCGAATCAAACACGTCCTGGATCAAAGGCTGCCAACCGAAATGGTACTCCAACCAATTATTCGCAAGGGTTTTATGCGGTGATACGCCCCGAGGGACTGTATCAATCCGCGAAAAACCAAAGCGAGTATGTTGGTGAACCACTCGAGCTGGCTGAGCCTCTGCTAGAACACGTGCTGCGCCGATGAAGTCAAACTTTTTCAACCGCCGCGTAAAGTTCAACAGTGTACCTGCGCGCTTCGCTATCATGTCAAGTGATTGGCGATACTCGACAAAATCGACACCTAGAGCCGCGTTCGTCGCCGTCTGATCCCGAAACCTCTCGTAGCTAAGATTAGCCGCTTGAGACTCAAGATCAGGAAACGTCGAACACAACCCAGCTATCTGGGAAGCGTCATACTCCGGGCTACCTGCACCCGTAAAGATGGAACCGCCGGCAGAACTTAGCCCTTCTTGGAGGTAAAATGGACATGGGAGATTAAAGGGGGCCTTTTGGACCGTCCTTTGTCTCCTACGCCACCATACTCTCCAAGAGGCTGAGTCTTGCCATTCGGTCGTCTGGGCGTAGGTCGTACGGGGTAACATGGAAGGTACATCCTTTCGAAAACGCTAGGTGAGGAACCTAGACACCGTCCTTTCAACGGATCGTAATCTAGGGGACAGATCCACTCACGCAGGGATTCCCTGCAGGATCAGAGGCATATTCCCTTTCCGTCACTTAACTGATGGTAACAGCCCAAATGACAGAACTCCCAGTGTTAAGGTTAATGTAAGTGAACACCTTCGGGGCCATGCCGGATCCATCACAGGATTCGACCTTCGCCTCGTAGATGCAAAACTCACACAACCGAACTAACACTTCGTACTCGGAAGGTGAAACATGGTCTGAATAAGGAGCCCCGTTAAGGGCTTCCGTCCAGGCCTTTTTTACCAGAGTCTTCGACGTCTCAAAAGAGTCTGCCAGAGCCTCTACAACTGCAAGCGAGCTTACTGAGTTACAGTATTCGCCGCAGTTTACGTAGTAGCTGTGAAAAGACAAGTTTGAAATAGAAGAAAAGTTTCTCATTTAAAGCTCCAAAAGTTAAGGAAACG